GGTTCCGGCCATGGCCTTTGCCGCCGCCCCGCGCATGCACTCCGGCGGCGTCGCCGGTCTGCGCCACGACGAGGTGCCCGCAATCCTGCAGCGCGGCGAGCGGGTGCTGTCCCGGCGCGAGGCCCAGAGCTACGGCACAGGCGGCGGTGTGAATGTCACCATCATGGCGCGTGACGCCGAGAGCTTCCGGAAATCCCGCACGCAGGTCGCCGCCGACATCGCCCGTGCGGTCTCGCTCGGGCGGAGGGGCATGTGATGGCGTTTCATGAGGTCCGGTTTCCGGACAATATCAGCCGCGGGGCACGGGGCGGGCCGGAGCGGCGGACCCAGATCGTCGAACTGGCATCGGGCGACGAGGAGCGCAACGCCAGCTGGTCCAACTCGCGCCGCCGTTACGATGTCGCCTACGGCATCCGCCGCGCTGACGATCTCGCGGCCGTCGTGGCTTTCTTCGAGGCGCGGAACGGTCGCCTTCATGGCTTCCGCTTCAAGGACTGGGGCGACCACAAGTCTTGCTTGCCGTCCCAGGCGCCAGCGCCGACCGATCAGGCGATCGGCAGCGGCGACGGCACGACGACCGCCTTCCAGCTGGTCAAACGCTATGCTTCCGGCAGCCAGACCTGGACCCGCACGATCACCAAGCCGGTCGCCGGCACGGTGCGCGTCGCCCCCAACGGTGCGGAGCAGCCCACCGGCTGGTCCGTCGACACGACCACCGGCGTCGTCACCTTCGACAGCGCGCCCGCCGAGGGCGTCGTCCTCACCGCGGGCTTCGCCTTCGACGTGCCGGTCCGCTTCGACACCGACGTGCTGGACGTGACGCTCGACCTCGAGCGCCTCGGCTCGATCACTTCCATTCCGCTTCTGGAGATCCGGCGATGAAGTCGCTCGACCCCGCCCTGCAGGCCCATCTCGACGACGGCACGACCACGCTTGCCTGGTGCTGGCGCATCCTCCGCGCCGACGCCGCGAGTTTCGGCTTCACCGATCACGACCGGACACTGAGCTTCGACGGCACCGATTTCGAGCCGGAAAGCGGGCTGAAGGCGTCCGAGGTGCGATCGGGATCGGACCTCTCGGTCGATGCGCAGGACGCCGAGGGCGTGCTGACCTCGGACCGGATCACCGAGACTGACATCCTCGACGGCCGCTGGGACAACGCTGAGGTCGAGGTCTGGCGGGTAAACTGGGCGGACACAGGCCAGCGCGTGCTGATGCGGCGCGGGGCCATCGGCCAGATCCGGCGTGGGCGGCTCGCATTCGTCGCCGAGGTCCGCTCGCTCGCGCATGTGCTCGGACAGACGGTCGGGCGGACCTTCCAGGCTACCTGCGATGCCGCGCTCGGCGATGCACGCTGCGGCGTCGATCTCGATGATCCGGCGTTCAAGGGGACAGGCGCCGTCATCGATCTCCTGCGCGACCGGGCCTTCACCGCCTCTGGCCTCGGCGGCTTCGCCTCCGACTGTTTCACCTTCGGAACAGTCGAATGGACGAGCGGCGCGAACGCGGGGCGGCGCGCCGAGGTGCTGGGCCATGACATCACGGATGGCATCGCGGTGCTGACGTTGCTCGAGGCGCCGGTGCGCGCGATCACCGAGAGTGACGGCTTCACGATCCGCGCGGGCTGCGACAAGCGGATCGAGACCTGCGGCGTCAAGTTCGCCAATACCGCCAATTTCCGGGGCTTCCCGCACATCCCCGGCCAGGATGCCGTGCTCCGCTATGCCACAAAGGATGGCGGGCACGAGGGGTCCGTGCTGTGAACGCCGATCCCGAGCGCGTTATTGCTATCGCGCGCTCCTGGCTCGGCACGCCATACCACGACCAAGCCAACCTTCGGGGTGTCGGTTGCGACTGCCTCGGACTGGCCCGTGGTGTCTGGCGGGAAGTCGTCGGGCCAGAGCCGTTCCCGATCCCGCCCTACAGCCGTGACTGGGGCGAGACCGGCCCGCGCGAGGTGCTGGCCGACGGCGCGCGGCGGATGATGATCGAAGTTGAGCCCGCCGCAGCCGGCCCCGGCGCGCTGGTCCTCTTTCGCATGAAGCCCCGCGCCATCGCCAAGCATGTCGGGATCCTGAAGGGTCCCGACTCCTTTCTCCACGCCTACGAGCGGCTCGGCGTGATCGAAGAACTGCTCACCCTATCCTGGCGGCGGCGCATCGCCTTCGCTTTTCTGTTCCCGCAACGCTGAGAGTCCCAAATGGCCACCCTCGTTCTTGGTGCCGCTGGCGCTGCCATTGGCGGCAGCATCGGCGGCGCGATCCTCGGCGTCAGCGCTGCTACTATCGGTGGCTTCATCGGCTCCACCATCGGCTCGGTCGTCGACAGCTGGATCATCTCGTCGCTCGCGCCGACCCAGCGGATCGAAGGCGCGCGGATGGACAATCTGCGCATCACCTCAGCCACCGAAGGTGCGGTGATCCCACGCCTCTATGGCCGCATGCGGGTCGGCGGCAACATCATCTGGGCGACGGATTTCCGCGAGGAGACCAAGACCACCACGCAGGGTGGCGGCAAGGGCGGTGGGGGTGGAGGTAAGGTCAAGACAACCGAATACTTCTACTATGCCAGCTTCGCGGTGGCGTTCTGCGAGGGGCCGATCACCGGCATTGGTCGCATTTGGGCCGATGGCAAGCTGCTGGACACCGCCGGGGTCACCTGGCGCTGGTATCCGGGCGACGAGGCGCAGACCACCGATCCGTTCATTGCGGCGAAGATGGGCGCGGCCAACACGCCAGCCTATCGCGGCACGGCATATGTGGTGTTCGAGGATCTGCCGCTTGGCAACTACGGTAACCGCATTCCGCAGCTGAGTTTCGAGGTGTTCCGTCCGCTGGCCGATCCGGACACGGCCGAGGGGCTCACCCAAGCGGTCACCATGATCCCGGCCTCAGGTGAGTTCGCCTATGCCACGCAGGGCATCCGGAAGGGCGGAGGCGGCTCGTCCGAGCCCGAGAACCTCAACGCACTGACCGACACCGCCGACATTGTGGTGGCGCTTGACCGGCTGCAAGCCATGGCTCCGAAAGTCGAAAGCGTATCGCTGGTCGTGGCCTGGTTCGGCGATGATCTGCGCGCGGGATCGTGCAAGGTGCGGCCCGGGGTCGAGGTGACCGCCAAGACCACAACGCCGTCTGCATGGTCCGTGAATGGCGTCAGCCGGGCCAATGCCTTTCTGGTCAGCCGCGATGATCAGGATCGCCCTGTCTATGGTGGCACGCCTGCCGATTTCGCCGTGGTGCAGGCAATTCAGGAGATGAAGGCGCGCGGACTCCGCGTCACCTTCTATCCCTTCATCCTGATGGACGTACCACCCGGCAACAGCCTACCGAATCCGTATTCCGACAACGCGGCCGGGACGGCCCAGCCCGCCTTTCCCTGGCGGGGGCGGATCACCTGTTCGCCAGCTGCGGGGTATGCGGGATCGGTGGACAAGACCGCGACGGCCGCAAGCCAGGTCGCGGCGCTGTTCGGCGCGGCCACGCCCGTCAGCTTCAGCGTCTCGGGTCAGACGGTTTCGTGGACAGGCACGCCCGGCGACTGGGGTTTGCGCCGCATGGTGTTGCACTATGCCCATCTCTGCGCGGCAGCGGGCGGGGTCGATGCCTTCCTGATCGGCACAGAGATGCCGGGGCTGACAACGGTCCGCTCGGGCGCATCCACCTATCCGGCGGTGCAGGCGTATCGGGATCTCCTTGCAGATGTGCGCTCGATCCTCGGTAATGTCAGGCGGCAATGTTCTTGGCATATTGCCAACAGGCACAGGCAAATCACTGTGCTATCAAATCCCCGCGCTATCGAAATGCGATAAGACAGGTGCGCTTTCCGTCGTGATTTCACCGCTTGTGGCGCTGATGGCCGATCAGGTGCAAGGTGGGCCATCGCAGACAACAAGCTGACGGAACTCGGGACTTGGGATGAGGCGCTGCTGTCGGCCGAATTGAACGAGCTGTTGGCCGAGGATTTTGATCTGTCGCTGGTCGGGTTTTCCGATGGCGAAATCGACAAGCTGCTGGCCTACGTCGCGGAAGACGACGGTGAAGAAGGTGGCGCTGGCGGCTCTGTGCTGCCGGTGACCATCCTGGAGCCACCGCGCAATCCGGCCTCGCGGACAGGCGATCTGTGGATCCTCGGCGATCACC